TAAGTTTGGTTTTATAAGAACTGTAAAAGGTAGAAAATGCAGATTTGATAAGTGGGAGCCTATGACTTTTGGTATGAACCAAGCTATGAACTATAACGAGGCCAAAGCTAACTATGGTAACAACATAAGGCGTGCATTTACATACAAGGCACTAAATAGGCTAATACAAGGTTCTGCAGCTGATCAAGCTAAACAAGCTATGATTGATTGTTACAACGCAGGGTTTATGCCAATGTTACAAATACATGATGAATTGTGCTTTAGTATCTATGGAGAAGATGATATAATTAAAATTAAGAAAGAAATGGAAACATGTATAGAAGACTTACGTGTTCCATTTAAAGTAGATATTGCGAAAGGTAAAAGTTGGGGAGAGACACATGATGATGACAGATAAAGATGCAGAAGACTTTCATAAACAAATAGAAAATTTAAAAAAGGGTAAAGAAGTAAAAAGATATATTCCCATCGACGAAAGAGGAACCTCTTGTTTAAGATGTAAGGACAAAAGAACTATTTATGTTTACAAAGATAATACTGAAAGTAGTGGTATTGTTAAAGTAGATTGCCCAATGTGTAGTCCACAACGGCCACCGGAAGAACTAAGAGAAGACGGAATGATTTAAGATTGGAAGTTTTTTAATTCTTGTTTTTTTTCGTTTGCATGACAAATCTTACCTATTAATTTATCAACTTCATCAATATGTTGTGGATGCTCACCTATTCCAACGGGTTGTTCTAAGTAAATTTTAATCGTAGCATCAGCCTCAGAGATTTCTGAATCGTATCTCTTTTCTAAAGCGTCAAGGATAGCCTTCTTAATTGTCATAAACAATTGATAATATAAACTAACGTCAGTTGTTAGTCAAAAAGTCCTTCAGAAGCATCAACAACACTTTGTTCATTGATTCTTTTTTTAAGGCTTTTTATTTCAATATCCATCCACTTCATTTCAGGTGTTACTCTTTTCTGTGATAACGCCTGGGTTGCCCACTTGGACTCCAACTGAAGTTTCTTTGATATTAACTCCTGTAGTGCCATTTTCTATCTCCTCATAAGTGATGAAGATTCTTTCGTGGTTATAAAAATCCTCTTCATCTTGACAAGGGAGCTCTCCTGATTGCATCTTTTTTTCAGCTAATTTTAAAGCTTCCTCATCGTTATTAGCACTGATTGTCCCATTAAAATACTTGCCTTTGTATCGTATCTGAACAAAATAGTGCTTCATAAGAGATTATATACCATATTTTGTGTCATAAACAACCCCTAGGCACCATTTAAAGGATTACAGGCAAATTTGGTTGCCAAACGGTTTTTTTCTATTGTATCAACATCTATTTTTTCGATAATTATAAGGGATTCTTTATAAGCTTCACGCATACATAAGTTCCAAGAATCAAAGGATTTAGGGTAATGAACCCAAGGTGTGCAGGTCATTTCAACAAAAGAACATACTGCTATCGACATAAGAAATTTCATTATTTATCCCATTTAATTCTTGCTTTTTTTATAAAGAATTGTTAAAAAACTTTAAATTAAAAGGAGTATAACATGACGACTAGTATAGCTAAAGACACTTGGACACTTAAGGGACCAAATGACCTTGTTAATCAAAAAACTAAAACTATTGTAGTTGAATTAATTAATGATGAAGAAATACATTATACGATTAATTACGAAAGAGTTAACAAATTTACATATGATCCATCTTATAAGGCCGGTATTGATTTCCATAAGATTATGGAATTCATAATTAAAACATTAGACAAATCAACAACACCGATTTACTTAGGTGGGAGGTCTAAACAATGAGCCAGACTACAATACTTAAATCACATGTATCAGAATGGCGAGAGTTTTGTTCTAAAATAGATAATATTTTACAAGACATGGTTACAATTGATGCGCAGGGCAATCCAGTTGAAAAAGGTTCTGTTTGGTTTGATGATACTGTATCAAAGATAACATCTTGTTATTTAGATATTTTAGGTTCTCCAACTTACCCTATCAATGAGTTTGTAGCGACAGAACTTGTAAAGTTAGAAGTTGAGAGAAGAAATCTTGAATTTATGAGGGATGCGTAATGGGACCATTAATAACTAGAACTGTATTAACTGCAATATTGTTATTAAGCCCTAAAATTTTATTAATTTTAGTTGGCTTATTGGCTTATGCAATTTTCTTTTAAATAAATAAACCAAAAAAGGAGGACTTAAATGTCAATTAAAAAAACTTTCAAATTTAAAACTGAGTCGATTACTTTACCACCGACATCTAGTGCACATCCAGAATCTCCAATCACACTACCAATAGCAGGAAAACCTGGTGATGATGTTGATTTAGAGGCTGCACTTAATAGACTTGGAGATACCATTAAGGGATTACTAAAAAATATGGATAAACTTAAACAAAATTTAGATAATCTTACAGCTGAAAACCAAAAACTCAAAGATGCTTTAGGTATTTATGAGTCACCATTAGTATTAACAGAAGACATGGAGGTAAAAGATGGACATCAATAAATGGAAATCAGTAGCAATTGATATAGATACGTATTCAATTGTAAAAGCTATGGGCAAACAAGGATTTAGGGGCCCAGGAGCTATGATTGCCAAATTGGTTGATTCAGAGGCAAAAAAACTTGCAAAAAAGAATGGGGTCAGCCCTGAGTCTTTTAAGGCAAAACTACTTGCTGAAGGTAAATCGCTAGCAAAAGCAAAAAAATAATACTTGATCTTAACCCTATAAGTATGTATTGCTTATAGGGTATTCCTCAACCTCATGAAAAGAAGAGGTTTATATCTTCTTATTATCACAGAATAACGGACACAATTTTTTATTAATAAATAGGAGATTGTTATGACAGCGGTGAAAAAACCGAATGATTCAAAACTTGATGAAGCTCTTGATAAGCTGGTAGTTATCAGCCCTAACAAGAAAACTTACGATAGTATTACCTCTGTTATGTTCCAATTGTATTGTGGCAATGATTTAGGTTTGGGGAATGGAAATTTAGGCTTTTTAGATAAAGTCGAAAATAACTGGAGAAAAGGACGTAAACGAGTAGCAAAAAAACTTGGTTTGTCTTTAGTAAAAAATGTATAGTCGCCAGCTTCCACATCCATGTCTTTTCATCGCTGGTGGCTATACTAATGTTTCACGATGACGAATTTCCTATCATTGATCTCAAAGCCGTAAAAAAAATGGACGGCGTGGCTAAAACTGAATTCATGAATGATCTTTGTGAAGAATTTCAGGACCACCGAAACTCAAATCCTATGAGGTTATTTTATTGTGACTTGCTCTCCATACTTATTAAAAATCATGGGAACTAATCTTGCTGCGGAGATTGTAAAAGAACCTAAGATGGCAGACCAAAGATTATACCAGGCAATAGTAATACAAGCTTTTGAAGATTGTCTATATACTTTGGGTGGAAAAAACGAAGCTTATAACAAAAAAGATGCACATGAATGGTTTTTAAATAAAAGCCAAGACTTTGAAAAAATCTGTTATTTTGCTGGACTTGACCCTGATATGGTGCACAATCGATATAAGAAATGTTTACAAGAAAAGATAATTGTATTTACTGAAGTACAAAGATATTGGATAGAATATAAAAATGAATATGTAAATTATAGAGCTGCTGATTCTAAGGAAGAACGTAGATCTGTAAAAAAGAGAATAGACATGATTAAGAAAAAATTAAATTTTAAATGAAATATTTTATTTTATTTATTGTTGTGCTTAGTTTAACAAATTGTACAACGTATAAGGATAAAGAATATAATCCGTTCTTTACTATCTTAAGAATAACTACAGGTAATTTAAAATAATGGAATTAATACTTTTGAATGATGGCCTGTATAGTTTAGTAGAAGTAACAAAGACTATGACAGATGGTATTGAATTGTTAAGTGATATAAATTGTTTTGATCTTTGTGACATACTCAGGTTACATTTAACTACTTATTATGACTATCCAATAAATGCACATGTAATGAAAGATGGCACCGGTGATTTGTTGGGTTGTGTGTGTAACCAATAAATTTACAAAAAGCATTCAGTGTCGCATCCAGAATAAGACCCCTGTGTTCGGTGGTCGTCTACTCTTCAATAAAATAAAAAAGTAAAAAATAGCTCATGGTATAATAGGGTATAAATAAAAAAGGAGAGGTATGTACTATTGGAACCAACAACGACTAAAAGAACTTAAGGAGAAAGGTTATAAAATAAAAATTTATAACTATGATCCAAGGTTAAAAGAAAAAACAATTGAGGAGTTAGAGGCTGAGAAAAAAGAAAAAGAAGAAGATAATTAAAATTACCAGTGTAACTAAATTAAAAAGATCTAGATCATTCATGGTGGTCTTTTAAATTTTTTGAATATCCTTGAATTACCTAGAGGGAGTTTTTCAAAGGGTTTACCCATAAGTAATTTATAACACAAAACACCGGACACCGAAAGAAAAAACCCCCTGCTCAGGCTACCGAGCAAGGGGTAAGAAAGGTATAACTATGATAACTTAACGTTAAAAAACCTAGAGGGAAACTAGGGTCTTAGTTATGTTGCATTTATAACACAGTATTTTTGGTTGTAAAATCTATTATATAGATATTTCAGACTCATTAAAACTTTTATGTAGGTGGCCTTAATAGGTGGGTCTCATGGGTCTAATTACTATTATTGTTATTTATCAATGGTTTTAAGTCTTTTTTTGATGGGTCTATAGGTGTCCCTCTGGTGTCCCTAGACCCACCACATGCTCTTGCGGATGGGCAAAATTCTTAATAGGGTCAGGTTTAAATTAGTTGTAGAAATCTATATAATAAAAAAATGCCAGGATTGAAAAGAAAAGCACTGAGAACTGAGAAAGATCTTACCATAAAACAGAAAATGTTCATCGATATATTGGTTGGCAATTGGGGTGAGATTACTAAATCAGAAGCATTAAGACAGGCCAAATATGAATGTAAGAATGATAATGATTATTCAGTCATTGCAAGTAGATTAACCAATAGAAAACTTAACCCTCACATATGCAAATATCTTGATAAAAAACTTGAAGAGGCATCATCAAAGTATGAAAGAAATAAAATTCGTAGATACAGAAGATTAGAAAGATTCGCTGATAGAGCAGCAGAGAATAAACAATACTCAGCTGCTGTCAATGCAGAGTATAGATCTGGACAGTTAGCTGGTTTATATGTTGATAAAAAAGAAGTAAAAGTATCAGGATTGGAGGGTATGTCACGTGCGGAGCTTGAGACAAAACTTAAAGAGCTCTCAAACAAGATCGATGGTTTCAACGCCAAAACGATCGAAGTTGAGCCAGAGACAAAAGAAATATCTCAAAAGTAATAATTGGTCATCTTTTGTTACTGTTTTCAACGAGATACATAACCCGAAGATTAAAACATTTGTAGGAGATGTAAATGTCAAAGCGACGAAAAAAAAGTAAATATAGACATGCTATTGTAGGTAAGAAGAAATATTATTTCCACAAAATTCGATGGGTTGATATTACCGGGGATGCTGGGCATAAAAGTGAAGATGAGATGAATAAACTAGAGTGCTGCACATTAGTGTCTCAAGGTTTCATTCACAATATTAATAAAAAAAAGAAAACACTAACTACTTTTGCGTCTTATGATGAGAAAGAAGCTGTGTTTAGTGATACTAATATATTTCCGTTAGGATGTATTTTGAGTAAGGAAAAAGTTAAAAACTGACTTAATTATGGCTACTAAAAAAAGAGAATCTAAACTATCTAAATTAATAAAAACTAATTGTAATCAAATACATTTTACCCGCATAGAATCTAAAACAATTAATGGAATACCTGACTTGAATGGCTGTATGAATGGTAAAGGTTTTTGGATGGAACTTAAATCAGATAAAGTCAAGTATCCTAAGCTATCTAAGTGGCAAATAAGTTGGATAAATAAACATATTCAATATGGTGGAGTAGTTTTGATCTGCAATCACTCCCTCTTGGAGAGTGCTTACAAACTGTACAGACCGGTGTCCCCGTTCTCGGATCCTCGTTTACTGAAACCTCGTTTCTCGTTCTCGACTCCAGTACACTGGCCCGCCTTCCAGGATGCCATCTGGGAGCTGGTACAGCAGCGAAGCCCTCGGTGTCGTTCCCTCATTAAAGAATCTCGGTTCGCGGACATGATAAAGAATGGCGGAGGCAGCGTAACAGAGCTGGATCTGGCCCGACTCCCCTGAGATGTCGTTTCTCGTTGTCGTTTGTACGGTGTCGTTTGTCGTTTAATAAGGCATCCCGGGCACTGGCTTCCTGATGGAGCTCACCTCCCTGCAGAAGGTTTCGGTATCCCGTTTCTCGTTTCTAGAAAACACCATGTCGGTCTCGTTGTCGTTTGACAACCATCCCGCCCAGCAGCGTACACTGCTTCTGCATCAGGAGCTGCACTACCTTCTCCAGCTCCACCTCCACCTCCGTGTGCTGTACGAGAAAATTTATGAAAGAAGTTCTTGACAGGTCTCCCATGATATCTTATGTTAGGTCGGCCTCTAGAGAGACAGCTGACGACGAGGCTAGAGACCCATCATGGACACTGGACTGCTCCAGGGAACGAAGTGATGGGTTTCATTTAAATTAACAAAGAAGGAGGGTTACGATGCCAATAAGTAAAAAACTAATCAAACAGATGAATGACTACTATGGATGTGAATACATTGTCGATGGTTCTGCCAAAAAGAAGAAAGACAAACCAGAAGCTGGTAAAGTATACGCACTAACCGGTGCTCGCGGGGCGAACTGCATTGCCAATGGAA